GGGGATGAACCAGCCGTAAGTGCGCTCATCACCTTCGACCATTGAAGCGTCGGTAGGGTCAAAACCGAACACAAAGGTTTCGCCGGTAGCACGCTCAAACATTTTGCGGTAGCGAGCCTCACGGTATTGAGCCATTCTCAACTGACGCTTGACTTGCTCTAGTTCGGTTTCAACTGTGCGCTTGCTGGTCATTGTTTTGGCAAGGGTCACCAGCGTTTCCGCCAACGACTTGTGTAGTTGCTTCTTGGTCATTTCATTTCTCCTTATCGGTTAATAACAGTTTGGCAGGGGGGTGTGACATCGGGGTTAGCCGATGTTGATGGTCACCGTTTTCTCAACTTCGCCACGACCCATTGACCGCTTTACGCCAGCCTCAGTCAGTTTGTAGTATTTGCCGTCAGACAGGCACTTGGCGTTGATAGGGAACTTGGGCGCACGAAGGTTGATGCCGGTGAGTTGGTACTTCTTACCGTTGTAGGTAATCACCGCACCAAAGTCATCTTCCGTAAGCCACTGCTTCGGGTGGTTGCTGTAGATAAGACCAACAGTTCTATCCCACTCGTTTTTGTCCGCACCCTCAACAGAGAAAATCACCTTTGGGGTAAAGGTTCCTGTTTCGGGGTCAAACTTGCCACCGCCAACTTTGACGTTGATGCCAAGTCGTTCGGCAACTTCTTTGAGAGCCTGTTCGGTTGCCTTGTTGATTTCGGCAACTGCGCTACGGTCAATCTTGGTAATCATTTCTTGTCCTTGTCTGTTAATAATGCGTTAGATAAATAATACTTGATGGGTGTGACAGAAGTCAAGTCACCTATGATTTGCTTTTGTGATAGCAATACGTCATAATAGATGTATGGCAAAAAAAGAAACACTACAAGATACGCTCGCTGGTGTGCGACGCAACCGACGTGACCGTTTCTTTGCGGAGGGCGGTTCGCAGGTGATGTGGCACGGTGGCTTGGCTCACACCATTCCCAACAAAAAGCGACAAGCCAACAAGAACGCCTGTCGCAAGTTCAGCATTGACTAGGGTGCTTGACTTGTGTCACAGCCATATGGCATAATAGATGTATCAACCGATAGATAAGGAAACCAAATGTTAGAACAAGACACAACAGCCACCGAAACAGCCTTTAAGAAGGCGATGGAAGCCTTTGATTACGCATTAGGTCACCAAGTAGTTGATGAAATCGTGGGCCACCGTGACTACGACGACACCATCCACTACAACGGTGACATCATAATTACCGACGTAACCCCACAGGGAACGATTGTGGTCAATGCTGGCGGTGGGGAAATTTACAGCGCATGGAACTGTGAGTATTCCGACGAAGGTTATTGGATTGAACTGTTGCCAAAGCATGACGAGAACGGCAAGTTGGTCGCTTACGAAGTTCTGGGATACGAACACCTCTAACGGGTGCTTGACTCATGTAACACCCATACTGTATGCTGGTCTAGTAGCAATAACTGATAAGGAGAAACCAAATGAACACCACGACCCTAGAAGCACCGAGCGAAAAGCAGGTGCGCTTTATCAACACTCTCGTAGCCGAGCGTGTGATGACCGTCGCCCTTAGCGAGCGTGTAGAAAACTGCAATAGCAAGAAGTCGGCAAGCACGATTATCGCTGACCTTCTCGCACAGCCCCGTAAGTCGGGCACAGGTCGGGCACAGGTCGCCTCAATCGTGGCGAACACCGCACCTACCCGTGTCGTTCCCGAAGGCATCTACACCGTCACCGACGGTATGGGTGGCTGGATTACCCTCAAAGTCGACAAGGCTTCGTGGGCAGAGGGCAAGACCGTTATCGGCGTGCTGAACGGCACGGACAACGAACTGTCCTACAAGAACTTCGGGTTTGTTACCGCACAGGGCATCAAGAAGTGGGGCAACGCACAGGTGTCAGAGCGCACCATCGCTGGCGCACAGTTCTTGCTGACGGGTTCTCTTGACGAAGCCCGTGAGCAGTTTCTCAACCTTGCTGAAGCCCACGCCATTTCGTCGGGTAACTGCCTCGCCTGTTTGCGTCGCTTGACTGTTCCGGTCAGCGTGGCACGAGGCTTGGGGCCGATTTGCGCTCGTCGCTTGGGCGTGGCGTAATCAGCGCAAATTGACTTGACACAGACGGGGCTGGTGGCTAGATTTGTAGCCCTAGCCCCGTTTAGTCATTTAGGAGACAGACAATGATGACACCAGACGAAGTAAATGCCAAGATTGAGCAGTATCAAGAACACCTTGAACGCCTGACCGACGAAATTCGTGATGCTGGCGTAGTTGCCGCTAACGCTGAAGTTGAGTATGACGTTGCCTTTGCACGCCAACGTCTACTAACCCGATACGAAGCAAATGAGAGTGGCGTAAAGGTAACTATCCCTGCTGTTGACGACACGGCTACCGTCAGCACGGCAGAACTACGACGAGCGTCGCTACTTGCCAAGAACAACCTTTCCACCCTGCGTGAAGCAATATCGGCGGCAAAGGCAAATCTGGAATCGCTACGCACCCTTTCAGCGTCACACAGGAACATCATCTAGTAACCACCGTTTGTCTAAGGGCAATTCCAAATCGTCGTGTTAGCCTAATCCCAACCACAAAAGTTGGGAAAATGGAATTACCACTTACAGAGAACGAAGTAAGGCTCATAGCCCTAGAGGAAGGTCTGCGTTCAGCCTGCGTTCTGGATAATCTTCGCCTGCAAATGCTCCACGAAGCCGTTGATTGGCTTATGGACTTGACCGACCTGCCCAAGACGGAAATCCGTCGGCAGTTGGCTGCAAACAAGGGTAAGGCTGTGGCTAAATCCATTGGAACCATCAAGGTCGCCCGTCACCTGATTGAGCAACAAACTTCCCCGTAAATATCTTGCATCGGTGTGGTGAACCTGCTAAGGTGGTCGCCAGCCCCCAAAGTGGGGGCAGTAACAGATAGTTAGGACACCTAATGTCAACATCAGTAACCGTTATCGGCAACTTGACCCGTGACCCCGAAGTTCACTTTGCGGATTCAGGCAAGGCTGTCGTTTCGTTCAGCATCGCTGTGAACAAGTCCAAAAAGACCGAAACGGGTTGGGAACAACTCGAACCGGAATTCTACGACTGCGTGACGTTCACGGAGCAGGCTGAAAACTTTGCCAACTCTTTTTCTAAGGGTCAGCGTGTAATCGCCATTGGGCGTTTGCAGAACCGCAGTTGGGATGACAAGGAAACCGGCGAGAAGCGTCGCAAGATTGAATTGGTCGCAGACGAAATCGGAGCCAGCATTCGTTGGGCCACCGTTGCCGTCACTAAGAACGAGCGCAGTGACAGTGGTGATTCCTTCAACCGCAAGGACGCACCCCGTTCCAACCCAAATCCCAACCGCAAGGCCTCATTCGAGGACTACAACTCCGAGCCTTTCTAGGCGCACCAAGCCGGTGATGACCTTTTAGGCATCAACCGTCACAAGACCCTCACCGAACACTCCTGCGGTTTGTTGCCTTTCCGTAGGTTAATGGGGCAGAACCCCGTTCGGTGAGGGTGCTTGTCTTTCAAAAGGTGTCTCACCTTTGTATGACAAGTGTATGTATTCTTTCTTGCGTGAGCAAACAACCCGATGACGATTTCACCAACGGTGTAGACAAAACGCCCGACGATGAATTCGACAAGGACATAACCGACAACTTGATGCCAGAGGAAGGCTCACAGGGTTTGTTCTTGCAAATAGGGTTTGGTGAAATCCACGAAGCCTATTTAGCCATGCGTGTTGTCGGTTTCACCGAAACGGAAGCCCTTAAATACTTGGCTTTTTGCTCTATTTACGACGGCGACATCTAGTGATTGACGATTTTACGCCAGAAATCAACGAACACGGTGCTTATGTCAAAATGAGCGAAATTCATGGTGATGTTTCTTACCTTGGCTATGATTTACTAAAGGCTTTGGCTGGCCCAATTTGGAAAACCGAGGCTTTGTGTCGTAGTGAAAACGCAGAGCATCTAAAAACCTTTTTCCCCGAAGAACAGACCCACGGCGGTAATCACCTAATCGCCCCACGAAAAATGTGTATTGAGTGTCCAGTTCGCTTTGACTGCTTAGAGTATGGTTTGGAAGAACCCTACGGCGTATGGGGTGGACATTCGCCCAGCCAACGAAAGCGCATAGTGAAATTGCTCAAAACGGGTAGTAGTCTGATAGACGCTAGTCGTATGGTAGAGCGACGTGCAAGCAAAAAACGGCGGACGGAATAGTCAATGGCAGAAGAAACACTAAAGATAGATAACTTTGCCGAACTTGGTGCGTCGGGTCTTTGGCGCACAGGTGGCTTCGTTATTGACGACATTTTACCCCAACTTCGGGGTAAGCAAGCCCAAACCGCCTACCGAGACATGGCGGAAAACGACCCAATTATCGGGGCGATGCTGTTCGCTATTGAGCGTGTAATCCTACAAGTCGACTGGCGCATTGACCCCTACGACGACCCTACTGGAAACACCCCCAACGAGGATGACCGAGCCGCCGCTCTGTTCGTTGAGGAGTGCATGAACGACATGAGCCACAGTTGGCACGAACTTATGGTCGCCATCCTGTCGTTTCTACCTTACGGCTGGTCGTTCTTTGAAATCATTTACAAGCAACGTAAAGGCCCAGACCAGAAAGACCCGTCCAAGCGTTCCAAATTCAAGGACAACAAAATCGGCTGGCGCAAGATTGCCATGCGAACACAGGATTCCCTGTGGCAGTGGCAGTTTGACGAGGGTGGTGGAATCAAGGCAATGATTCAGCGTGACCCCACAACGGGTCGCCTAAACGTCATTCCCATTGAAAAGGCTTTGCTGTTCCGCACCACAACCGCCCGTGGAAACCCCGAAGGTCGTTCAGTTCTGCGAAATGCGTTTAAGTCGTGGTATTACAAGCGTCGCATTGAGGAATTTGAAGCCGTCGGTGTTGAGCGTGACCTTGCCGGTCTGCCAGTTGCCTACGTTCCGCCAGAATGGATGTCCTCAAATGCCACGCCTGGTGAAAAGGCTGCGCTAGGGGCTATGGAACGCATTGTTCGTGGTGTAAAGCGCAACGAAACCGAAGGCATTATCTTGCCGTCTATTTATGACGAGCAGGGCAAGCAGTTGGTTGACTTTAAGTTGCTGAA